GTTCTCGACGCCGACCTCGACATTGCCGAAATCGGCGCGTCCGAGCTTGACGACATTCGCCACTCACTAGGAATCTAATCACCATGAAAAATTGGCAGTTCTACGCGCTACAGTGTAATCTGTTGGTCATCCTCGGCATGGTTGTAGATAACGTCTACGCAAAGATCGGATTCATGCTACTGGCAATCGCGTATCTGATCGGGCAGGTTGTGGCGATGGTGGAAGAGGACTAATCATGACGACTGCGCCAGTTCCGATTTGCATCGATTGTCGGTATTACCGCGACAGCGTTTTCCCAACATGCACTTCGCTCAACCGCACACGGGAGTTCGATCCCGTACATGGCTACACGTACTTGACGCTACAGTGCCGTGATGCGCGTAACGACGAAAACCTGTGTGGCACCGAAGCGAAGTGGTTTGCGACACCGCCAAAACTTACCCATTGGCAGCGTGTCAAGCGGTGGTTCTTTTCCTAAGAGTAGGTATTTGGCGCAGGGACGCGCCATCCCTATATAAGAGTGATAGCATAGGAGTTATCCAATGTTAGTTTTCACCAAAGAATCGACACACTTCTACATCATTTCGAATATCTGGATCGCCGCAGCCATTCTAGCTAATCACCCGCACGATGCTTTGTTTGCGGGAGCCTTTGGAATGTTGTGGTTCCTCTACGGACTTTTAGTTCAACGCAAAGAGAAAGAGACTGAGTGAACATTTTCTTCCTGCATCGTGACCCGCAGATTGCGGCACAGATGCACGCTGATAAGCATGTAGTCAAAATGATTCTGGAATCCGCGCAGTTGCTTTCGACTGCCCACCGGGTTCTGGACGGCGACCCCAAGGGGATTTTACCTGATGAAAGAAATAACATTCTCTATCGAAGTACCCACCGCAATCACCCGTCTGCTGTATGGGTTAGACGCGAACTTGATCACTATCGTTGGGTTCACGATCTACTGTATTTTCTTATTGCTGAGTTCCGCTTTCGCTATGGCAAGCCACACGCTACCGAGCGTCTACAGCCCTATCTTCTAGATGCACCGCAAAACATTCCCATGGACGGCGGCTTCATCATGGACGATCCGCCGCAGTGTATGCCGGATGACTGTAAGAACGAAGACACCGTGATTGCGTATCGCACGTACTACGCGAGACATAAATACCACATTGCGCAGTGGAAACGGCGTGACCCTCCGGAGTGGTGGAATGAAACGGTTCAAGGACTTCATATCGGAAAGTAGTCTTCATGTCTTCGACATTGACGATACGCTGTTCCATACGACCGCAAAGGTTCATGTAAAGAAAGACGGTAAGACCGTCGATAAGCTTTCTTCGGCTGAGTATAACAGTCACTCGCTCCCACCGGGACACGAATATGACTACCACGAATTCCACTCAGCCCACAAATTCAACACCGAATCCAAGCCAGTTGTCCGGATGATGGACAAGATGAAGGGCATCCACGCGGCTGTGAAAGCCAAGGGAACCGGCAAGGTCATCATGAACACCGCACGGCAGGACTTTGACGACAAGCACAAGTTCCTCGACACCTTCCGGCAGCATGGCGTGGACATTGACGATATCCATGTGCATCGGGCTGGAAACATCAAGGGCATGAGCGTCGGGCAAGCGAAGAACGAAGTCATACGAAAACACCTAAATACAGGTAACTACAAGCACGTAAGCCTGTATGACGACTCCATCGAAAATCTGAATCACTTCAAAGAGTTATCCAAAGAACATCCTGACGTAAAGTTCAAAGCATACCACGTTCAACCAGACGGGCGAATTAAGAATCACAAGTGAGACTATACCATGGCAACCTATACCTTTAGAAACAAGAGAACAGGCAAGACAAAAGAATACCAGATGCGTATCTCAGAATACGACCAGTTCAAGATCGATAATCCAAACCTAGAACGTGTCATGGACGTTACCTCGACAAATTTCAAGGCACGCGGCTTTAGATCAGTCACAGAACAAGCGACAGCGAAAGACCCCGGTTGGGGAGAAGTATTAGCAAAGATCGGACAACAGAATCCTCACACAGACCTGAATGCAAACTACACGAAGAACAAGTCAATCAAGAAGCTCAAAGCAGAGGCAGTAGTAGAGAAACATGCCAAGATTCAAGCGAAGCAAGCAGAAAGATACGCTCGCAGAAAGTAATTTCGACACTGTATCAAGTGATTCAGCCGGGGCAGGCACTCGCAAGGGTGCCTGCCCTTTTCATTTACGCCACCCAAAAGGGAATCCCATGTCATCACAGAAGAAGCAGAAGCGTCCAGAACACTTTTCCCTTCGCAATGTAAAGCCGTTGAACTACGCACAGACAACGACTTTTGAAGCATGGTACGCTGACCAACACTTGTTACTCCACGGAGTCGCAGGCACCGGCAAGACCTATCTCGCACTCTACCTCGCCCTCAAGGAGATTCTACGAAACGACAGTAAGTACCAACAGATCATCATCATTCGCTCGACCGTCCCTTCCCGCGACATGGGATTCCTACCCGGAAAGATAGACGAGAAAGCCAAGGTCTACGAAGAGCCTTACCGTGAAATCTGCGACGACCTGTTCGGGCGCGGTGACGGCTACGATATCCTCAAGATGAAGAAGATGGTACAATTCACCACGACCTCGTTCCTGCGTGGCTTGACATTCAAGGACGCAATCGTGATCGTGGACGAGTGTGAGAACATGAGCCTACAGGAATTGGATACGGTCATTACTCGCGTGGGTGACAACACTCGCGTCATCTTCTGTGGTGACTATCGGCAGTCGGACTTGCAGAAGCGTTCCGACCGTGAAGGACTCCACACGTTCCTGCGCATTCTGGACGATACCAAATACTTCGAACGGATCGAATTCGGTCCTGACGATATCGTTCGCTCCGGACTGGTCAAACAGTACATCCTATCCAAATTAGAGTTAGGAATCGTATAGGTCCGCAATAGTAGTCCTAATCCGGATAAGGTGCTTTAAATAGTACCTTATCCGGCTTTAGGTGCTTTATATGGTACCTAAAGAAATATCCCAATTAGACTTGACACCGACCCAAACACCATGTATAATATCTGTGTGGACTTTGAATGGTACCTTTTAGAAGTATAGGATAATTGTGAGTTTTCTACACGTAAAGCATGAGTTTCCTGAACTTCTTAAGGAAACAGCAGAAGATGGTAGTCGAGTGTATTGCACTCCGGATGGTAAACGCTATCCGTCTGTGACTACGGTGATTGCTCCACACAACAAGGAAGCAATTGACAAGTGGAAGGCACGTATCGGTCAAGCTAAGGCTGCTAAGATCAGTCAGAATGCTTCTGAGCGTGGGGATGCGGTGCATGAGTGCATCGAAGCTCTATTGAGCAACTATCCAACGGCTGACTTCCTCAAGACCATGATGCCACATGCGAAAGCCGTCTATGTGAACATGAAGAAAGAGTTGGATCGGCGTGTGACTGAGGTTCACGGCATCGAACAACCTATGTTCTCACACAAATTACGGTTAGCCGGTACTGCGGATTGTATAGCAAAATATGACAATCTCTTGTCCATCGTTGACTTCAAGACGGCTCTTAGGCTCAAGAAAACCGCATACGTGCAGGGCTATTTCATGCAGTTGACCGCGTATGCGTTCATGTTTGAGGAAATGACTGGACACCGAATCGAACAGGGTGTAATCCTGATTGGCGTGGACGGTGAAACCTTTGCACAGACTTTCCGGCTTCCCCGCGAGAAGTTCGGTCCCTACCTCAAGGATCTAATCTCATGGAGAGATAAATACGAACAGGAGGAAGCGGCATGATACTCACACTACAAATTCTTGCAGTTGCGCTCGGCGCAGTCCTTCTAATCTGGCTCTCTAATAACGACACTGAGGAATAGAAACATGGAATACCTAGGCACAGCACTTGCAGTAATTGCACTGGTAGCATTCGGCTACTTTATCTACAAGAAGGTTACTGCTAAGAAGCCTCCTTCAAGCGGCACTGGCGGTGGCGGTGGCGGTGGATCTGACGGTCCCGGCAGCGTCACTTCGGTCTGATCCATCATGGCAGAGATTACTGTAGCCGACGACCGGCGATACATGTCCCGCAAGTTTCGATTCTGCGTTGCAGGATGGCTTGCGGGAACTCTCGGATGGGCAGCGGGGTTCTTCATGGAACTCCCTATCATGACCACGGAACAATGGATTCTTTTCACGCAATGGATCATCGGACTTTACCTTGTCGGTAACGTCAGTGATACCCTTGTGACCGGACTAGCCAACGTATTCACGGTGCGTCAATGAGACTCTTCAACAACCCTTGGCAGGTGGTTATTGCCATTGTGATCTTCATCAGTCTCTTCCTGTTCCTTCTGAGCAAGGAAGCGCGAAGTGAGGAAATCTACTTCGACGCGGGTTCAGCCGTTGTGCGTGGGTATGCGCCCACCATCGGAATGAACATTGCGTGGAAGGAAGAGGGACCGAAGAAGACCGACTACGAACTAGGATTCAAACTCATTGGCGAGTCTGAGTTCGATGGCGTGGATCAGAGGAATCAGTTTGTTGTTCACGGAATGCTTGTGGACGGATGGAAGAATGCGGAAATGGGAGTCGGCTTTGCCTACTTCAACGTGCCGTCTGACTATGCATGTCAGTTCACGTTTTCGTTGCTCGCACGCTATCGATTCACCGAAAGGATCCACATGCAGGCTCACCACTTCTCTACCGCAGGGTCATGTCGCCCGAATTATGGCAGAGATTTACTGACGGTGGGTTGGAGGTTTTGATACGCTTCAAATAGCGTAGCCAAACCCTGCCGAAACTGAGAGTCAGGCATATCCTGCTTCGCTAGATTCAGCGCAGCCGAAATAAATTGGACATTCCCTTTCACATATCCCACAGACGAATCAATTCGGTCTAGTGATGCGAGTGTGATGTTGTCTTGTATTCCCCTACGATGGTCATACGGTGTTAGTTGAATGCCAGTAAAGGCGCACCGACCATTCTGCGATTCCCACAATTGCTTGATATAGGCTAAGTCCAAGTCATGACTCTTTCCGCGAGTCTTGGCTTTCCGCACATAGTATCTGAACGGCGTAAATTCGTCCACTCTACCGGGATGGTTTATCTTCATTCCCTTTGTCGGTGGATTGGTCTTGTTCCGGTGTGATAGGGAACAAGACAGCGAGCAATAGAAGTGTTCGCGCCCTTTCTTGATTTGGCGCGTGTACTCCTTGCGTGGCATCATATAATCCTTATTACAGTTGGCGCAACTCATTGAAATTAGATTGGACATTTGAACCCCGTTGTGGTACTATATACATTGTCAGTTGTTGATGACGAGAGCAATAAGGACTGGAACACTCGGGTTCGACTCCCGACATCTCCACCATACATTATATAGCCCAACTCCACCAGTGAATGCGTAAGTATTTTCCGAAGTGGGCTATCCTTGGGGATGAAATGGCTTCGACTCCGGTAGATAGGCAATCCGAGACAGATGACAAACCAACTAAAAGCAAACGAAAGTTACTTTTATGAGCAGGCACTTGCTGCCTAATCCGAGCATGGCTCTCTTGTGAACAGAACGAGCCGAGAAAAGGGGCGCAAGCCCCTTTTCTTTATCCGATACAAGTCGCAACACATGGAGGAAAATAACATGCGCCGACTAATGACTTTGGTGATGATGCTTTTCGTAATGAACACAGCAATGGCTGTAGATGAAATCCCGCCCGTAGGCGATAAACCAATTCTCACTTCGATCAACGAATTCGGTGAAATGGTAATTGACTTCCGAAACGAGATACTGGAAATGGTGATCCCCACCGTTCGTATTCCCAAGGAAGTTCCCGTCAAGGAAGTAAAGTGCCTTGCGGACAATATCTACTTCGAAGCCAAAAACGAGCCATACGAAGGACAGCTTGCGGTTGCGCAAGTGACGCTCAATCGTGTTGTTCATCCACAATACCCCAAGACGGTCTGCGCGGTGGTCTGGCAGCAGAACAAGGATCGGCGCACCGGGCGCAAGGTCGCTCAGTTCTCATGGACATTAGACGGAAAGCCTGACGTTCCAAAGTCTAAGACGGCTTATGAGCAAGCCTACATGGTTGCAGAAGAAGCCTTGCTTTACGGCGCACAATCTGCTATCATAGGAACAGAAGCCCTGTTCTATCACGCTAATTACGTGAAGCCGCGATGGGCGCGACAGATGGAACGGATTGCAACCATTGGAAACCATATCTTTTATCAGCCGAGAACCTAATGCCAACTAGAGAAGAAAAGAACGAGTTCTCAGAGAAGATCATGCTTCGAATGCAGGACATGAACACGGACTGCCTCGACGCAATCGTAACGTATTGCGAAGAGGTTGGTCTGGAAATGGAAGTGGCTGCAACCCTAGTGAACGATGTTCTGAAAGAACAACTGGAAGATGCGTTCGCTGATCTTAACTACATTGAGAAGAGTAGCAAGCTGCCGCTATGAGCGACCCCGCAAGCAATTTGATTCCAAGTGATCCTCGCAACGAGCTAGAGAGAAAGCTAGCAAGGTGCTACGACCTTGTGGGTGAACTGCGCCGCTACTTTGTAGAAGGACACGAACCCGCAACCCTCAGTCGAGAGTCTGACCTGTACCTGCTACTCTGTGAGATAGAGAAGACTAAATGATCAACGACTACAACGAATGTATCTGCCGTGGTAACTGGCGGGATATCATTCACGCGAACGAACACCTGATTGGTAAGAAATTCGCCTACAACGATCCATATGGCACCTATCACACTTTCGTCGGTGTTATGCACGGTGACGACGATTATTACTATGTGATGTTTGAACTGGCTAGCGAACGATGCAAGTTCCTTTCGTGTGTTGGCTCTCTAAAGAGTCATGGCTTTACATTGGTGAAAGAAGATGAACGATAACACCGCATTGGTGCTGATGATGCTACTAGCCCTGATCTGGAACATCACCCTTTGGGGTGGATTCCTCTACATCATTATCGCGATGCAGCAGTCATGGTGGTTGATTTTGATTCCATTCTTCTTTACTGTATTCCCTAAGAGTAAATCGAATGAGTGACAACAAGACAAAGCTATTGGAAGAGACACTAAGCCTCTTCTCTATGATGGGTGTCCGCGAAGGACAGGGGCAGGACGGCAGACTCATGAGTAAGATCATTGACGAGCTATCCGGCAACGGTCCCAAGTTTACCGCAATCGAAATTCCGAAAGGTCGCTGCCCACTCTGCGGCGCGGCGAACATGATGGACTGCGACTGTGATCCTATGGAGCAACTGGCAGCATCACAATGAGATACCTAGTCACCATGTTCTTTGTGAGTTTCGCGGCTTTCCTTTTCGTAACAGGTTGCGAAAAACAACCCATTCCCTATGTGACTCGTAAGGTAGTCCAGACACTCGACTGCACCGAGCCGACCGGTGGTTGGGGTGGTATGATGGGACGTTGCCGAATCGTCTTCGAAGACGGTACACGCGCAACGGTTATGCGCCCTGTATCTCCCGGCGATACTGTCCGGTGTAATTCTCGCAAGCGATTTGATGAGTACAATTGCAGGGTGCTATGAACGGCTACGAAGTCTTCTGCACGTATCAGGCTATCAAGCTTCACTTCACTACGGACACCTATTGCTACTTCAAGTACAATGGGCATGTAGCGACGAAGCCGGAAGGCTTTGAGCGGCGCAAAGACAAGTACATGTTCCACCGTCTTGCGCGAACCCTACGCGACGGCGAGGTTGTCGGGTTCTTTGTTTCCAACTTCATCAAGAAACAAAAAGCGTGGACGCAGGACTTCCTTGAGCCAGAAGCCAAGGAAACATACCTTGAATGGCAAAAGAAAATTGCCGCACTACCTGAAACATTCGATCAGGACATGGATAAGATCATTGCAGAAATGGACAAGCGCGACATGGGCATTGCAGCCATGTTCAAGCCACCGGCAGACGGATCGTATCCTCTCATCTGGACGATGATGAATCAAAGTGACATTCAATTTGAAACCATGGTCATCCTCCACGGACTCACGGGCGTACTCGACCTGTGGGACACGAAGTATAATTCGGATTTCATCTACGAGAAGACTTCTAAGCTCATACGCAAGTATGAGCCATTCTTAGGGATTGACGTACCTAAGTTCAAAGAAATCGTCAGAAAGCACTTGACCGCAGCATGAGAATGCTATATAATGACTGTACATTATGAATACTGTGGATAAGCTCAATACTCTAATACATGCATATAAGGAATACGCAAATGGCAATTGATTTCAAATCTCTCAAAAAGTCCTCTGGACTCACCGACAAACTCACCAAAGCAATCGAAGACAAGAACAAGGGTTCTTTCTCCAAGGATGATGATCGGTTCTGGCAACCCGAAGTAGACAAGGCAGGAAACGGTTACGCAATCGTTCGCTTGCTCGACGCTCCCGCAGTGGACGGCGAAGATGGTCTGCCATGGGTTCAGGTGTTCAACCACGGCTTCCAAGGTGGAGCAGGTTGGTACATCGAAAACTGCCCAACCACGATTGGCGGAAAGTGTCCTGCTTGTGAACACAACAACAAGCTTTGGAACTCTGGCATCGAAGCCAACAAGGATATCGTCCGTAAGCAGAAGCGCAGGCTGACGTACATTTCGAACGTGCTGATTGTCTCTGACAAGAACCGTCCGGAAAACGAAGGCAAGGTCTTCCTGTGGAAGTACGGTAAGAAGATCTTCGACAAGATTCAGGAAAAGCTGACTCCGCAGTTCGAAGACGAAACCGCAGTCAACCCGTTTGACTTCTGGAAGGGTGCCGACCTCAAGATCAAGATCCGCAACGTCGAAGGCTATCGCAACTACGATAAGTCTGAATTTGCGGATGCCGCGCCGGTCTACAAGGAAGACGCCAAGATCGAAGCTCTCTGGAAGAGTGCGCACTCCCTCAAGCAGTTCGTTGCTCAGAAGGAGTTCAAGACCTACGACGAGTTGAGTGAGAAGCTCAACCGTGCGCTAGGTGCGGGTGGTGCGGTGGCTGCGCGTGCAGCCAAGATCGAAGACGCAACTGCGCCATGGGATGAGCCAAAGGCAACAGAGGCTCGCGCTCCCCGCGCAACGGCTGAAGCGGTCAGTGTCGATGACGACATGGACTACTTCAACAAGCTCGCACAGGAGTAAGTAGAAGATTTTACACTCACGGTAGAGGACAGATCAACCCACGACATGAAGACGATCCGGACTTGATCACCGGGGATTCAGACAGAGTGTAGAACGAGGGGCAGGAGAAATCCTGCCCCTTTTTATTTGGCTGCGTTAATCTTAAGTTGCTTGCGATACTGGTAATAGTTCCAGACCGAAGCCGCGCCGAAGACGCCTGCCATTCCCCACACGATAGGTTGAGGGAAGGGCGCGAAGAATACGAAGACCAGAACGACTAGCTTGAGAATGGTCGCGGGAATCAGGACGTTACCGCCGAAGAATTCCGCTAGCTTCAACATGAACTTATTCATTTCCCGTCCACCGGCTGACAGGACGGCTTTGGTGGTAAGAACGTCGGCTACCTGCGACAAGACAAGAGCTAAGAATGCGGGTGTGAACATGGGCTTCTCCGGAGTGAGCATAAATACTATTTATGGCATACTCTGGACGCTTTACACCGCAGAATCCGCAGAAGTACCTCGGCAACCCAACAGGCATCATTTACCGCAGCCTGTGGGAACGCCGAGTCATGGTCTATTGTGACACCACGCCGGGAGTCCTAGAATGGTCTTCGGAAGAGATTGTCATTCCCTACGTGTCTCCTGTGGACAACAGGGTGCACCGGTACTTCCCCGACTTCTTTGTGCGGACAGCCACCGGAGCCATGATCATAGAGGTCAAGCCCTCCGGTCAGACGATGATGCCGGTCAAGCGCACGAAGCGCACCGGCAAGTACCTACGGGAAGTCATGACCTATGGTGTGAACGACGCCAAGTGGAAAGCCGCTACGGACTACTGCCTAGATAGAGGGTGGAAGTTCAAGATTATCACTGAAAAGGATTTGGGGATCAAATAATGGCAGCATCAGTATGGCAACGCCTGCGACAGCAGATGAAGACAGCCGGGATCCAACCTCGGACGGTGGCTGCGCGTCAGTGGTACGGAGCGGTCATTAACCGGGTCCGAATTCCCGCTAATCGATCTAATATTCTTAATGACCCAAGAAAATCGACAGCACACGCTTTGATCGGACGGATGTACTGCTATCACTATATTCCCAAATATGAAGACACATTACCAGTATGGGATCAGTTTCCCCTTGTTTTACCTATGGAAATTTACCCCGATGGCTTTTTGGGGCTAAATCTTCATTACCTAGATCCCTACAACCGTCTAGCCTTGTTGGAACTCCTGCACGATTTCATCACCAACACTAAATATGACGACTCTACTAGGTTTAAGTTGTCTTACAGTGTTCTCAATGGTATCAAGAAATACGATATCATGAAGCCCTGCATCAAGCGGTATCTTCTAGAGTACATGGAAGGGTCGATGATTTATGTTGATCCGGACCAGTGGGAACTGGCTTGCCTGCTTCCATTCGAACGGTTCCACCACAACTAAGGTACGCCAATGTTTCCAGATGCATTCCTCGCCCACCACGCCCTACACTTCGATTTCGCAAAGCCGTCGAAGTTTGGCGTGCTGATCTTTCAGCCAACCGGTCTGGTTGCGGGTGGATTGTTCGGTGGGCTGATCGGGCAAACCAAAGCCACTCAGGTTGTGATGAAGCCGCTCAATACCGCAGGACTCGCGTTTCAGTGCGAACAGGCGGTTCTTCCCGGTTACACTATCAACACCGTAGAGCAAAAGGTCTTCGGAGCGCCGTGGAGCATCGCCGGAACTCCCGGTGACTATCAGCCGCTTGAGCTACAGTTCATCTGTGCAGGCGACCTGTGGGAGCGTAAGTTCTTTGAGGATTGGATGGAATTCATCATGCCGAAGGGATCCACAAGACTCACGGCTGACAACATCGTAACCAACCTAATCAATGCTGACGGGGCTTCTCGCGCTGCGGGTTCGGCTAACTACCGTAACGATTACATTTCGACCATTCAGGTCATTCAGTTTCACGACACCGGAATCCCTTCTGCACGCTATACGTTCGAAGAAGCTTATCCGGTTTCCATTGCGCCACAGCCGCTCAATTGGGGCGACGACGGCATTCATCGTCTTTCCGTGACATTCAAGTACACCACATGGAGTCGCGAGAAGAACATCATTAAGCAGATTTATGATGCGTTCACACAACCGAAGTGAGGAATTAGACCATGGCATTGCCAAAGATTGAATATCCGATTTATGAGTTCTATGTCAAGTCGCTTGATCGAAAGGTCAAGTTTCGACCGTTTCTAGTCAAGGAAGAGAAGATTCTACTCATGGCTAAGGAAGCCAAGGACGCAGAATCCATTCAAGCCGCAGTCAAGCAGATCATTCAGAACTGCGTGGTCGAGCAGATTGATATCGAATCGCTCCCACTGTTCGATGTGGAAATGATCTTCCTCAAGCTTCGCGCCAAGAGTGTAGGTGAGTCTGTGAAGCTTGTATTCAACTGCAAGAACGAGGTCGATGGAGAAGTCTGTAATACCAATACAGACTACCTGTTGAATCTGGAAAAGATCAAGTACGATCTATCGGAAGATCACGATCCTAAAGTCATGATCACGGAAACAACCGGTGTCAAGCTCAAGTACCCAACCCTCGGTAGCAAGATATTCACCGTCGATGAGACTGAGGGATATCAGCAGATGTTGGATACCCTGATCGAAAACATCGAATACGTCTTTGACGGGGAATCCGTCTACAAGATTCTGGAATCGACTGAACAGGAACAGATTGAGTTCATTGAGAGCCTCAGTCCTGAGTCAATCGAAAAGATGGGGCATTTCTTCGCTACCTCACCCAAGGTTGTCCTTGAGGATAGAGTTATGTGTAAGAAGTGTGGTTTTGAACACGAACTACACGCGGAGAACCTACTAGATTTTTT